CTTGCGGAAAGCGGTGTCGTGCTCTACGGCATCTACTCGCTTACCAAACTCATTAAAGACACCCTTAACATTGTTAACTTCTCCAGATACGGCTTTAACCTCACTAGATACAGTGTCAATAGATTTACTTAATGCAGCAATTTGGTCATGTAGTGACTTTACTGTTGCTGCAAGATCGCCAAAGGCATTTGTAAGAGAATTTTTGATTTCAGCAACTGCCTCAACAATTACTTCATCAGACTTAGTTACATCATTTACGTCTGCAACCTTTTCTCCCTCTTCTGATTTCTCAATAGAAGAATCTGCACTACCATCAATTGACTTTTCTGCATCTGTAGCTTCTGCTACTGGTGCCTGGTCAACGACTGCAGGAGTTTCAATAACTTCTGCCAGTTGTGCCTCTGGAGCGACCTCAACATTTTCAACTACAGTATCTAATACTGCTCCTGTTGCTTCTGTCATAGGACTAACCTCCTTTGTAATCTTAATTGTGCTAATGCCTTTGGCACTATCAACTAAGAACTTTATCATGTTTACTTTTTCATTATCATTTTTTTCAACAAACCCTATATTTTGCATTTGCTTTTGTGTTACTGGATGCATAGCTGTTTCAGAATCTGAAACCATTACCATTCCTGTTTCTGCATCATAAAAAATATTTTCTGTTTCAACTTTTGAAAGCATTCCATCAATCACATTAAGGCCATCTTTCTTCTCTATAGAAACAATATTAGCAAATTGATTTGCTGGTGAATCAACTAAAGATAATTCAAAAAGATCATAATCCTTGATTACTCGGATTGTCTTATCCATATCTTCATTATATGCATCATCCCAAGACTTGATGTTTCCACCAATTGAGAATCCAGTGTATGTTCCATCTAATACTTTTTCCCAGGCATTTTGAGCACCCTTTGAAACGTATGCTGATACATAAACTCCGCTATAAAACTTTTTATCATTTGGATCAAAATACCTATCTTCTTTAAATGAGACTATCTTTCCAACTGCTGATGGTTGGTGCATTTCTCTTAGGTTCCCACGAAAATTCTTAAATGCTTCTATGCTTGATTCGGTTGTTACAATATCACCTTGCTTGTCAATATTATCAAGGGTGGCAAAACCTGACACCATACGGCGCTCAACATCTACTTTTCCAATAGGCATTGAAAGACGAACATTGTCGCCATCAGTTACCCAATGTGCTTTATTTATAATCATAGCTTATCTATTATACCAAACATTTTAAACATTATCTCAACTACTGAGACGATCTCCCTTCGCCCTGTGCATTTCTTCCAGAGACAGTTGTTGTAGAGTCTGAATTATTATTTGTTCTTTCAGAATCACGTTGTCTATTGCCTGCAAGATTTGCTGCTGCATCAGTTGCCTGACGTGCAGACATTACAAAAGGCTCATCTCCATCTGCTCTTTGTGGAAGGTCTAGCTTCACACGAGCCTCATTTGGAGTCATAACTTGAGTCTTAACATATCTCTCAAGAATTTGTGACTGAGCAATCTCATCAGTTAATGTAAATTCATTAAACTTAAGCTCAAGGATATCTGTCTTTTCTTTAATAATTTTATTTACGACTTTGGCAATATGGCTTTGTGCTGGACGGCAAACTTGCTCTTTAAATGTTCGATCTTGCGAAATAGCTGCAGCAACGCCAGAGCTTTCAGATCCACCAATTTTAGACATAGGCATTTGGTGAGCAATAAAGATATCATCACGATTTTGTTTACGATACTCTTTGAATGATCCATCCTGGATACCATTTTCAACAGCTTCCATTTTAAACTCAACTTTGTTTTGATCGGTATCTCCAGGAAGAGGGATGTATAGAGTTCTATGTGACTGAGACTTTAATCCAGTTTGAAGGAATCTAAACATTTTATCTTCACCGTCAGAAGATAGCTTTGCGCCTTTAAGAGTTACGACATATCTTGGAACTGCTTTATTTTCAAAATAGTCAATGTTGTATTGAGATGCAAGTTGATCACCAATTAAAGATGGAAGGGCAGCAATAATGTCTGGGATTCCATAATATGTATTTAGTGGAGAATATTCTTTATAGTGAATGATTTCATTTGGACGAGCATCTGCTGTCATTGGGTTTGGATTTTTAGCCCCAAAATTTCTAAAGTAAACTACAGAGTTTCCAATAATTTGAACAAAGCCATCATGAAGACGACGGACACGAACTGTAGTTGCTGGGATATGTCCAAGATATCCAATTTCTCCAGTTACAGTTCTTCCTATTTCTAAAAATCCATTTCCTGTAGCTTGAACATCTGTGTAAAACTTTTCCATTGTTTTTGTAAATGAATCATCATCGTTTAAATCTTCTAGCCAGTCCTTAAGTTCAAGCTTCATTCTTTCAATTCTGCGACGAGCACGATCAACTGCTCCTTGATCATCATTCATTTCAAACCTAAGCATTGTTCTATCTGCTACTTCAAATGAATATCCAAGACCAACAACATTTTCTACCTTTGCATCAATAGCAGCATGATTAGCAAAAGATGTATCATAAAAGTTAGCAAGCTCATACATGTTATATGGTGGTGTTATTACATCAAACAATCCATATCCATTACGATATACAGTTCCAGGATTAATAGCTTTTGATGAAGCATCTACTCCAGAAGGTGTTGCATTAGCTGAATCTAAATATGCATTGGTTGCAGTGTTAATTGCTTTTGTTACATTCCGTGCAGTTTTTCTGCGAAAGTTTTGATTAAGACCTGAGTAGTCTTTTAAGTTTTCCCAAGATTTATTAAACGGATCCTGAGAAGCAAAAATGTTTTCATCTTTTTCTTGAGTGTTAAGTCCAACACTTACATATTCATTATTCATCGCTACCATACTTATCATAAGTTTGTCGTGCTGCAACCCAAGCTCCATGATCATTCATAGAAGGAATTAGGCCATTTTTCATTCTGTCTAGTTGTTCTGAATGCTCTTCTTCACTAATTCTTGTAAGACCTGGAACAAAAACACAGGTTCCTTCACCATCATCACCATAATGCATGGCGACTTTTTTTAATTTTGAAATTTGTGAGATATCTCCACGCATTGATTCTATATTTAAGACGCTACCTTCTCCATCTGTAAACCAATTGCCATTAGACTTTTTGTATACGTAAAGACCCCAATTGTAATCTTTTTCAATTACTTTGCGTCGAACGTTGCTAACTTTCTTAAGAATTTCATTATCCATAACCACAAGTATAGCATATTAGACAGGTATACTGACAGATGTCTGCCAAGATGTATCTGCGTATATTTTTAGCTTATCTGCATCAAAAATCATTCCTTCTGAATCATCAATAATAATCTTATTAGTTCCTAAATAGGTTTTATAAACAGTATCTGGACTTACACCATATAGGTTAGAAGTGCCAATTACCAGAACGCCCTGCCATGTAAAGTTGTTTATCCAAAATTGCCAATTAAAGTTAGTTATACCATCAGTCTTAACTTTTAGCCAAGGTCTAACTAAAGTGCTTTGAACCTGTTGTAGGTTATTAGCTTGATAGTAGGCAACATTATTAAATAGCATTGGACCAGTCAAGTTAATACCGCCCAGATATGAATCAAGGTTTAGAGCATCGGTAAATGCTAGTCCAAGGACCCCCCACTCTTTAACAGTAATGACTGGCTCTCTAACTAGTGATCCATTCCAAAAATATGACAAACCATTAAAATCTAGACCAGTGTTTTGACTTTTTGCATAGATTCTTGCTCTATTGCCTTTTTCACTATTTGCAACCATATAGAATTTAATCTTGTCATTTTTATAATTAATCTCAAATAGTTCCGTTGGAATTAATGGGAAATTTTCTTCATCGTATCTCATCCAAAGCTGTGCAGCACTTACACGATAGCTTGATGATAATTCTTGATTTATAGGAACAGCGATTCCACGACTTATTTGTTTATCAAATTCCCCACGAACTTGAATTCCAGTCTTTCTATCTAAGTATAGGTATGGTGTGCTCCCCTTGTATATACTAAATGGATTTTTAGATTTGTAATCATAATATATTCCAGATCTTTTATAAGGAAACAGATTAAGTCCAAAACGAGTTCCAATTGGATTAAAAGAGTTTTCACTTAGTGCTTGTGAAGCAAACTCTAGCTTACTAAGTTTAATTGGTTTTGTTAACGTATTCCTCAAATTAAACTCTAAATGAAAGACAATAGCTAAATCATTAAAGTCAACAGTCTTTGTAGGATATATTAAGGTATTGTCAATAATTTCAAACTTAGTATCAGCCCATTGTGCATGGTTATCCATATCTATTATCTTGTTGCTTTTTGGTGTTTCAGTTATAGTAAAAGAATCCTGTAGGGCATTTGCTCCTTCATCAACATATTGAAATGTTAAATAACTTCTAATTGAAGCGCTTGTAGTGTCATATTCATAATACTTTGCAGATTTTTGCAGCAGATCTTCATAGTCTGCCCATCCAGTGTATAATATATTTCCTAGTTGCTCATATGTTTTTTGAACTGGATTTTTATATTCATTTTTTAAATCAGAATAGGTCCAGTTTTCTACAACTGATTCTGACTCTAGTAGTTTATCTGGTGATGGATACCCAATATTAAACTGTAAGAAATCTAGGTCATAAAATTCATTACCAACATCATTTGTTACAAACTGTGCAAAATATGACAACGGTAAATAATCTTGCCAACTTCCAGATATGCCAATATCTAAAAAGAATTTTCCATACGCTTCTATTGGTAGCAATGTGTAACTTGCTAAGTGAGCTATAAGCGCAATAGCATTGGTTTCTTCTATTGCCCCGCTTTCTGACAAATCATCAAATTTAACAATTCCAGACTCATTAAAATAAGTTGATATTAGTTTATGATTAAGATCTGTTGTAAATCCTAGTGAGTAAATTTTTCCAGAAAACGAATTTATATCTTCTTCATCTCCTGCTACATATACTTTTAGGCTATTTGCGTTACCAAAAAATGCTGAAACATTTCCTCCGAAAGTATTTGATAGTGTATCAATATCAACCCCAACTGCAAAAAGTTGATCGGATTCAACAGTTTCTGTTGTATATATTGTTTCCTCTATGTCATTATAATTTAATATATATTCGATTAGATTTCCATTAAACCTTATAATAAAAAAGTCATTTGTTAAGGGATTATAGATTTTAATTAATGTTTGAATAGATCCCTCTGCAATTGCTGCTCCACCATCGTATAATTCTGCCCAACTTGATGTGTTGTAATATTCTGCATCGTCAGTCTGTGTTGCAGATGAATTGTAGAGTCCCGCATCAACTAACAAAATTTTACTACTAAATACGCCATATATAGATTTAACTTTGCTATTTAAAATATTTAATTTTGGAAAATTAAAATAGGTCCCTAGACCACTCCAGGTTTCGTTTGGCCTAAATGTAATAAATTTATCTGGAACCGTAAGCCCTGATGAAATCTCTTGAATTTCTTGATTATTTAAATAAAAATTGTTTAATGTTTTTGATCCTAATGAAATTTCAGGCAATGAATACTCTGGTGTTGTTAGTGATGTTGAGGTTGTAACTAAGTTATCAAAATTTCCCTGTTGCCATTGTGCAAAACTTGGGTAGTTATAATTAGCTGTATAGTCTGCAAATGGGTAGTCTATAAATGCCGAAGTTCCTCCGTATGCAGAGTTAATTCCTTCTGGAGAAAGAACTCCCTGTCCATAAACCCATCTTCGTTTAGCAACTATTGTTGGAACCTGATATGAATATATGGCAACACAATCTATTTCTACTGGAGATACATCCTCATATGTATAAAAACCAAGCCAATCTTGTGAATCTCCATTAAGTGTTTCATTTGGCAACTCCATATTTGCAGTATCAATTGTTAAAGATATTACTTCTTCACCGTTTAATATCATTGTTGCAGCATTATTAATTACACGGATCTGAATAAGCATTGGTCTTACCCATTCACCAACAAAGTGCGAAGCAAAGCTATCACCAATAACTAAAGTTAAAAATCCAGACTCTACATATAATCCATCTGATCCAATGATTGGGCCAAATATTCTTTTAGGATTTACAGTATTTGAATTTATTCTTGCCCAAAATTCTACCGTATATTCTTTGTGTCTTCCAACTTCATTTAAAAATCCTTTTCCAGGAATTATTAGAGAGGGGTTTCCAGATGTGTTAGGGATTAACTTGGTAACTCCTGATGCACCAAAAACTAAAGGTATGCTGGTATTACGTGCCAGCAAAGCATTATCATTGACTATGTAGTATCCCTGGTTTGATGAAAGTCCATAAGCTGCTGCTGGAATTACTTTATCTGTAGTAGTGATAGCTATATCAGTTGGAAACACTATTGGAGTGACACCAAGAGATGTGGTATTGAATTCTTCTGACCATTGACCTAAAGTAATACCGTTTAAATAAAATTCATAATCTGTTGAGTTAGCCCCGCCAGATAAATATGTTATTTTAATTACTGCACGTAGGTTTGTATTTTCATTTGGAATTTCAAATGTTTTTGAAATAAATCCCCAATTTTGGAATAAAGTTGTTTCAAAGGTTTCTAGTTTTTGGACAATAAGAGAAGTGGTTGTATCTGTATACTCATATCCAATAGATATTGATTTAGTATATGCACTATTTGGATAAAAATATGAGCCAACAGAAAATGTCCCAAGCTCTGAATTTAAATCAGAAAAATTAACAAGATCTGGACTAATGCAAGTTATACTTCCAGTAGCACCAGCAGGGACAGAACCTTGTAGTCGTGTTGTTATACTGTCTGAAAATGGTTCATCACCTATAGTTAATTCTATTGATGTTCCACCAGTAGTGGTCCATTGATTTTCTATATCCCGTTGAGTTTCTGAAATAAGACTAATATAATCAGCCTGATCGTCTAAAGCCCAAAGCACTAAAGGATGCTCTGCGTATATCTTTTCTGCATATAGGTTTGATGGGTTAGACATGATAACCCTATTATAGCAGGATGAGGATTAATATAATTTAATCTCGCAGGCATCTGTAGAGCAATATGCTTCTCCTGCAGCCTCAAGATTTTCTACTCCATCATAGATAGCAGACCAGTCAATCTTACCAATTTTTCCTACATGAGAGTTATATTCTTCACGAGTAATCTCAGTATAAGGTTGTTGTGGATAAGTTTTATTGCCCATTGGAAGGAATGAAACTGCCTTTAGTTGACCTTCATACATATTAAGTGCTGGGGCAATAAATTTAGTTTCCTCTTCTTTATCAAATGACAGAGTTACAGAAACACCATTGTCTGACCAATACTTTTGTGCAGTTGCTGCTAAGCCAATCTTTTCAAATAGGCTAACCTCTTTTTCAGAACGTTTATGCCCTGATGCTATTGGAAAATATACTACTGAAGTATTTGCTGATACTAGATCATCTTCAATTTTATATCCCGCTGCTTTAAATAAATGTAGCATAGGATCTGTATTACCAAAACGAATAGCACGAAGGTAAAACTCACCACCAGGGCCCCAGTGAACTCCAGGAGTAGCACCAGAAAGAAGTGATACAGAGCCTGATGGTTTTACTGTTGTTACACGAATTGATTCACGAACACATAGCCACTCAGAATACTCATGATCATAATGACGAATCTTTTGATATCCCTCATCCATCCATTCACGAACAGTTGGAAGACCATTCTCATCTGCAAATGATGCAATACCAGTAAGGGATGTTCCAATTCTACGGTTACGTTGCATAATACCGTTTGTTTGTTGCCAATGTGTTGGAAGAAGAGTTACAGTCTTACCGTATAGGTA